TTTCGGTTATCATTGTTGAGTGTAAATGTCCACATATTATTAGGTCTATTATTATGTTTTTTGCTGCGTATTTTGCTATGACTTTACTTTGTTGTTCGGTGTTCATTCTACCGAGTTGATGTCCGTGTATTAATAGTACATTTTTATTTCCTATGTTTACTACTATTTCTAATGCGTTTCCTGTAAGAAATTTCATGTCTGGTAGTAAATGTCTTAGCATTTCAAATATTGTAAAGTCGTAATTGTCACTCGCTGTTATGTCGGTCCATCCTAATTCCTGTTTGACTCTGGATTCGTTCCCTGTTACACAGGCTATCGTAATGTTTGCTATTTTATTTAGTTCTAATAAAAATGTTTTTATTAAACTTACACTTAAAAATGTAGCTTTTGCTCTGTTTGTACTTGCTGATGTTAATTCGTCTAATCTACGATCGGAGTTCATCAGGTCCCCTGTCATTCCAACGAGTATATTTTGGATCCGAAAAAGTTTTGCGTATTTTTTTATTTGTACTGCGTATTTTTGTAGTCTTTTACTTGCTACTCTAAAGTCGTATTTGTTATTTCTTAATTCTACGAGTTCGTTAAAGTGTGTATCGGTTAGTTGTACTAATATTGCTGCTTCGGTGTTTTCTTTATATTTTTTTATTTTCAGATTTGTACTTTCTGTCTTTAGGAGTTTTATTATTTCTTTATTGTATCCTTCTATTGCGTTTTCTATTCTTGCGTGTTCTCTAAAGGATTTGTTGTGTATTCTATTTAAATCTTGTAGTTTTTGTTTTTGTTTTGAAAGTCGTACATTCTGCTCTACTATTTCTTTGTCTGAAATTAAATAGTGTACTATATGTTTTATTGTTTTTCTAAGGGTGTCTGGAGAAATATCGAGATGGTATTTGTCTATTAACCACCTCGATATATATGAGTATCCATTTCCTTCGTTAAACAAATAAAGAATCTCGTCTTGATATTCTAAATATTTGCTTTTCAAATTTTTTATTTTTTCTTATTAATGTCTGCGATTCCCTGACCTAATACCAGAGTCAGTAATGCGTAAAATAAGTTGGTTGCTGTTTCTTCGTCTACTCCAAGTTTTTCTATAATTACTGGAACTATGACTGATGAAATTGCGTACCAAAATTTCTTACTTGTAAAAATTTGTTGAATAAATAATGTTCTGAACCAATTTTTCATTTTGTTTAATTTTAGTTGTAGATAAATTTTAAGCTTTATCTTTGGCTTAGTACACCCATATTCGTGGGTGGTTTACTTCCTTTATATCTATATGACAAAAGTTTCCTTTGTCTTTACCCGCTACTCCGATTCTTATAGGTAGGTCCATCTCATGACATAATTCTATTGCGTTTCCTATAAATAAACATCTTTTTAAACTATTGTCTATTTTTACATCTGCCGCTAATCCGTCTTGATGTGGTGACCGACCCTTTGCGGTCTTGTATCCTCGTCTTGTCAAATCGTCTTGGTAGTTTTGTGTTCTATATCCACTGGTTATAAAAAATGGAAAGTTACATCGGTGACGCAACTCGTCAATGAACTCTAAAAATTTTTTGTCCATGAATTTTCTGCCGCTGTTTTTTAGGTCTGGTGAATCAAATTCTTTGTATTTAAAATATCTCATTGTTATTTTTTACAATGTCCTATGCAAATTCTTTTACCAGATAAATAATAAATAATTTTACAGATTGTCTTCATTGTTGTCTTTGTTTTCAAATATAAAATAGATTTTACACCCTTTTATTTCTTTCATTAATTTTTTATGAACGATTGGTTGTTTATCTTTTTTTTTATATTTTGGGTTATTACTATTTAGTTTTCTTTTTTTCATTTTGTATCGTCTTTACAAATTTGTATATCGTAAATATGATTGCTAAGGTTGTCGATATGAATAATAAAATTTCATTACACTCTGTTAGTGAAAGTCCTAATACACTCCCGTTCGCTAATCCTACTTCTACTATGTCTTTTGGTTCCTTCATTTTTATGCTATTTTTACTGCCGTTAATATTATTCCTTCTACTATTGTTTGTGCTCCACTTGCACTTGTCGATCGTCCATCTATCCACCATCCCATTTTTATTTGTTGAGTTTCTTCTTCTCCTAATTCTGCAATTGTAATTATACAATTTCCTGAACTACTTCCTTCAAATATTGAACCCCATGTAGAAGCTCCACCACTCGTTTGTGTTCCTCTGTCGTAATTGTATCCGAGTGTTCCGTTTACATGAGTATATGATGCCGCTGTACTCAGTTTTGTGTATAATGCATATCCTACTAAAAGTCGGTTGTTTGTTCCACTTGGTTTACTTGCCATACTAAAATTTATTAGATAAGTTCCTGCCATTGAAATATGTAAAACTCCGTCTGTCAGTGTGTATGGTGTTACTTGTGTTATATTGTAAGTGTCTAAAGTAATATCGTTGTATTCTGTTATTCCACCAACCGTACCTCCACTTGAAATCGTTTGTACTGATTCTGGTGAAACCGAACACGATCGTAAATTTACTGATGGTGAACTTGCGTCTACATATGCTTTTACACTTTCTGCGGTCGGTAGGTTATTTGCTGTTGCACCTGTCATTGTATCTGAATCCAAAAATCCTGTTATTTCTATTCCACCTTTAGCTATTCCGTCTGTATCTATTGTAAATCCTGCTATGGTTCCTTCGGTTTTATTTTGGTATTGTTCAAACAAGTTTTGTTGATTTATAACCATTCTGTCTCCTATCCTGACTGGTATGTCAAATGTAGTTTCGGTTATTTTAAATGATGTCGACCCCGCTGCAGCCGCTTCGTAAATTTCTAAGTTCTGTCCGTTTATAGTTACCTTTTGTCCCGCTACAAGTGCCAATAAAAGTGGTCTGCATCCAATCGTGTTTTCTATTGTCTTTGTACTTCCGTCATCTATGTCCTCAGTCAATTCTGTAATAATTAAATTATTACTCATGTCCTGTTCGTCTATAAATTTTGGGTATCTGCTATTTTGATTTATACTCATTTTTTATGCTGTTTCACCTATAATGTCTGGTTCCTGTCCGTTGTTGTCTTGAGTTCCTGTAGTTACTGATGATGGTACTTCGTATCTCATTTGTACCCATTCTCCATTCCATTCGTCTGTAACTAAATTAAATGTACTTCTCATCATCATATATTTTTTTCCGTCTGCATCTAAAAATCTCATTGTCGGATTTACATATTTTCTTTTTGTAGACCCTGTATAAAATTTATTTGTTTCTGACAAAACCGTACTACCATTAAATGTTATTATACTTCTACTTTGGTTATTCATTATTTCTTTACCTAACAAATCTTGAAATTTTTGGTTATATGTTATAGACCAAGACCATGATGCACCTGAGTATGTGTGTTCTGCTTTACCCCATTTTCCCTGTTCGTTTACAAAAACCCATTGTGCAGCCGTTGCGTCGTATACTTGTATTGTTGCTGTACTATTTGCACCTGACCCGTCTCCAAAATGTAGGTTTCCAAAGTTGTATGTGTATGTGTCACTTGTGTCTTGTGTCACTTGTATTTGTTGTCCTGAAACTCCGTTTGTAGTACTTGAGTTTTTCACTGGAACAAATTTAGAAATAAACGCACCCGTACTATCTAATGCGTCTGTATAATCGAATGCGTAGTATGTCGGTGTTTGTGCTTTTACCATTGGTGATGTACCTGAAACATTTGTCCCGTATTGTAAAGATGGTGTGTTTATTATCCTTCCGTGACTATATTTTGCCGCATAACCTTGCGCTTCCATTGGGTATGTTACATCGTTTTCATAAAAAGTAAAAGTCCAAAATCTAAAATCCCAATCTCCAATAAAAGCTGTGTTTGTTGGAAATAAATTTCCTGTCGTATCAGTCGTTGATGTCGTACTGCTATCCCAAATAAGTACGATCTCATTTGTGCAGTTTGCTGGTATTATTATATAATCTCTTATGTATTGTTGGTTGTTTTGTAATGGTTTTTCTATACCTATACCCGTACCAATGTCTTGCCATCTGACTTCTGCATAGTTTGTTGCTTGATATTTGTAAGCTATTTTGTTGTCTGTATCTCCCCAATTTGATGTTGCTGGTTTTGCTTGCATCGACCATGCTGTTTCCATTTTTATTGGTGCATTACTCGAGTTAGAAAACGAACCATATATTCTAACAATCCATCCTGCTAATGTATCTGCGTCTGTAAATGTTGAATATGTCAGTTGTCCGTTTGCTTCTGTTGATTGTGTAATTTCGTGTTCTGCGTTATCTGTAGGCCAAGTTGTCGGGGTTTGTAGTGTGTTATGTGTCACAAATAAAGGGTATCCAACGAAATGATTTGCTCCTGCCATTTCTCTGTAAAATATATTTGTTTTTTTGACAGCTGGTATTGCTTCATAAACCGTACCTGATAATTTTTGTAATCCTGTACTTGATGTCGCTGATTCTATTTGTCCAAAGTATAGTCCGTATGTGGTGTCTCCAAAGTAGTCTCTGGTTGTTCTTAATGAACCTGTATAAAAATATTCTCTTGTTGGTATGTTTACTGGGTTTGAGTATGGTGCCGCACCGACTTCGTCTGAGTTATATTCGGAAATTTGTACGAAATGAAATCGGTGTCTCCAATAAAAAAATCTCATATTCCATGCTTTACAAATATGTTTTAGTACATCATATACCGATGGGGGTTCCCATGTATTATTTTCACCTTTTTTGTATAAGTCTCTAACATTAATCTTAGACAAATTTAGTGGGTCTAAGGTTACATCTGGTGTTATGTTCATGTCTTCATTCCACCAATTAACTGCGGTTTGTATTACATAATTTTCTAAATATTGAGTTCCAGAGTTTTGGTCGTCTTCTAATAATTGACCTGTTGCTTCTACGAGTAATTTTAACCATGATGTACTTGAACCTATTAATCGTCTCCATCCTGCGTTTGCAAAAGTATCGTTTGTAGTGTATGGAAATTCTGGGGTGTCTGTAGTTCCGAATGTGTATTCTCTTAAAAATGGTACCTCTTTCAATGTTGCTATTCCGTCTATAGCTACGAGTGTGGTTTCGTATGGAAAAGAAACATCTTCTCTTGCTTCTAAATCTAATATTAAATACCCACACCAAAGTAGTTTGCTTCCGTTGTTATGTTCGATCGTAATCCACACATCCTTTTCGTTGTATGATGTTCTGAGTGCGTTTATAAATTGTTGTTGCGACAAATTTTCTACCATAATATTCATGGTACATTTAGACGCTAATATCGGTGAGTTTTTATCTTGACTATTTTCACACTCCCATTGTAGTTTCATTCCGTCCTTTGCTTGTATCCATGTTTGTGATGCTCCTGTCCCGATCCACCAAAGTTTACAGGTGTATGAATCTCCGTTGTATGATTTTACTTGCCATGAAGCGTATTCGTTTAAGTCGTAATCTGCTCTTGCCATTATGTCGTTCTTAGTCTGTTTTGTGATGTGTGTTGATTACTCAAAAATATATCTTGTCCTGTTAATCTACCAAATATTTGTATACTATCTTGTCTCGGACCTATCATTTGTTTTAGTTTATTTAGCGGTGCTACTACCTCTGGGTTTCCTGTCATTGCTGACGGGTATTCTCCCATCAACGCTGTAGTGGGTCCACTTATTATTCCACCCTCTGCGAGTGGTATTGGTGTTGATGCTACGAGTGCTATTTGTGCCGCTCCTATTGCACCTACTATCGCTGCTGCTATCGGTCCTGCTATTGGTCCTAACATAGCGTATGCTTTCATTGCCGCTCTTGCTGTATCTAATATTATTCCCTGTATTGCTATTGCTTTATCTATAACCGCTTGTCGTCTTTTAATTTTATTTATTTTTTCTGCACTTTCTTCTTCTATTTTAACTCTTTCAGCCGCTATTTCATCATCTAATATTGCGAGTGCTCTCATCCGTTGTTCTTCGGTCATACTCGAATTATTTATCATTGCGGTTTCGTCTCTTAGACGATCGTCCAATTCTTTTGTTTTTCTTTTTTGTTCGTTTTGTGCAATAACCATCGCTCTGTCATTGTATGCATTTAGTGCTCCTAACGCTACATTCAATCCTTCTTGCATTAAATCTCCAAACTCATGAAATATATCTCCTAAACTTTTACCGAATACTTTAAAGTTTGGTATTAATTTATCTAACAATCCTGCAAAACTTTCTGTATTTTTTTTGCTTTCTTTTGTCAGGTTATTGTATTCGTCTACCTTTTCGTTTAGTTCAGATTGTGCTTTTTTGTAATTTTCTAATTCTGTAGTGTAATCTTTTCCTTCTGCTATTGCGGTTTTTAGTGCGTTTTCTGCTTTTTGTAGTGAGTCCTCTAATTTTGAGAATGGTCCGTCTTTAGTTTTTTCTTCTGTTTTTCCTAATAATCTATTGTATTCTTCTGTCGCTTCGTTTACTTCTTCTTGTACTTCATTTACTTTTTTGACTGCTTTTTCTATTGCTTCTGGTCCTGCTTTGTTTATTATTAAATCTCTAAGGTTGTCTTGTGCGTCTCTTAGTCGAGCGTTTAGTTTTTCCATCTCAGACATTGTTGCTGTTGTCTTGTCTTCTAAGTCATCTAAGTCACTAAGAAAATTTTGGTAGTTACTATCGAAATCCAGTGATTCATTAAATTCTTCTGAACTCTGTTGCATGTTTTTAAATTCTCCGTCTACGACTTTTTGGTATGTTTTTATTTCGTCCGCTAATCTTTCTCTCATTTGTTTAGCGTCTTTTACCAGTGACTTCGTTATGTGGTTACTCGATCCTTCAAATTCTTTAATGTATTCATCTATTTCTACAATTTTCATTTCTCTTTCAGAAATCAATGCTGTCGCTGCTTTTATTTTTGCTTCTGCTTTTAGTGCGGTAACATATTGTTCGGTTGATTTCGTTAATTGGTTTACATCTAAACTTGCTGCGCTTAACCCACCATAATATTTTGGAGAAATTCTTTTTAATTCTGCTACTATTTTTTCCTTTTGTATTAGTGTAAGGTTTTCGTTTTTGAGTTTGTTTGTTAATTCGTTTACTCTGGTCACTCGGTCTTTTACTAATTCGTCTGCTTTTTTATCTACATTAGCTAATTTTTCATCAAGTGTGAGTTTTCTTATTCCTTCTTTGTTGTAATTTGAAAGTGCAACGACTACGGCTGTTAGTCCTGCCGCTAATAAAATATACGGATTTGCTAATGCTACTGCGTTTAATATTTTTAGTACTTTTATTACTCCGAGTATTCCTGTAGCCATTTGTCCGAATAATATTAGCGTTGGTCCTATAACTGCAATGATTCCTGCAAATCTTACGATCGATTCTCTTTGTCTGGAACTTAGTCCTCTAAACCATTCTGATAATTGTAGTATTTTTCTTGCTAATAAATCTATGACTGGTGCTAATGTATCTCCTAATTCGGTTCCCGCTACTTTTAATGAGTTAAATGCTTTTTTCATTTTGAACCCTGCGGTCTCTGCGGTTCTGTCAAATGCTTGATCTACAAAACCCTGTGTAGTTAGTAGGTCTTGTAAAACCTCATCGTATGTTTGGGTTTGTTCTCCGAGTACACCCATGACTCCTTTGAGTGCATTTGATTTACTAAAAAACTCAGACATATCCACTCCTGCTTGACCGAACCTTTGTTCGAGTTCTATGAGTGTTTTTTGTAGTCCCTGTGTAGAAAGTTTTTGTCTTAGTTCGTCTGTGGTCAGTCCGACTTTTGCAAGTGCTTTTTCTTGTTTTGGTGTTATCTTTGCAAAACTCATCATAACTGCTCCGAGTCCTGTAGTTGCACTTGTTGCCGATCCTGTTACTTTTGTGTATGTAGAAATAAACGCTCCGACTTCTTCAAACGATATTCCTAAGTTTGCTGCGAGTCCTAAGTTTTCTCCGAGTACTCCTGCTAATTCTTCTGCTTTGAACATACCCGTTTGAACCATTCCACCGAAAATATCCAACGCATCAGAAGCGGTCAGTGTTTCTATTCCGTATGCGTTCTGTGCTGCTGCTACCGCTCTTGATAAATCTTCCATGTTTCCAAGTCCTGCAGCTGACGCTTTTGAAACTTGTTCTAATGTTTCGAGTGCGTTTGCACCTCGTAGTCCCGCTGATGTTAAAAAGAATAAACCTTCTGCTAATTGTTGTGGTCCCTGTCCTGTCTCCATTGAAAGGTCCAGAACACTTTTTTTCATTTTTTGTACTTCGTCATCTGCTATACCTACGAGTGTAGTTATTTTTGTCATTGATGTATCAAAGTCCATCGATAGTTTTGCGGCTGCTCCACCTACTGCAAGTATCGGCATTGTAAGGTTGGTTGTCATTTGTTTACCAGCCCGTTTCATATTTCTACTAAATTTCTTTAGTGATTTTTCTGCTTTCGTCATGGCTTTGTTGAAACCTTTCATGTCGGCTCCAAAAACCATTGTCAATAAACCTATCGCTTTACTCCCCATTTTTCTTTAGTTTATGTTCGTGTAGTTTTTTAACATATTCTGCTTTCTTTTTTAATTCTTGATAGTCTATTTTCTGTTTTTCTTTGTCTTCTTTGTCCCAATCAAATTCTATCAATTCAGTTGGTTTTATTGTTCTACCTTTTTGTGTGTGTACATTTAACAACATTGTTGTTTGCCACCTGCATCTTTCCCAATCCTGTTTTTCTTTCAGGTTTATTATATTATAAAACCCGTTCATTTTTCTCCAAAAATATTTTGGTAACATATCCAAAAATTCTTCTGGTTGTAGACCCATTTCTCCGAGTGCTATTTCAAATATTCGTCCCCAAGTCAGTTCGTCTACTTCGCTGTCTTGGGTTTCTTCTTTTTTTCGGTATCGAATCCGTCTGTCATGTGTTTTGCTAATGTTGTAAATACACTTTCCAAACTATCCCAATTGCCGTCAAACTGATCTGCTAAATCGTCTATTGTTAAATTGAATTTTTTTCCTGCCGCTCTGTATCCGTCTTGTATGCCACAAAAACATAATGTTAATGCACTATTCAAATCCATATCTGCTCCGAGTTTTTCTAATTCTGAAAGTTTTGTGTTCGTCATTAGGCTGTATTTTCTCAGTGCGTTAAATCCAAATTTTATACAATGAGTGTGGTCTCCTATTTTTATAATATCGTATTCCATTTCTTTTCTTTTTTTAATTGTTTTTATTGGTTCCACAGGGGGTCCAATCAAGAAAAAGAAAGAACCCCTGCTTCACCAAATTGTTATGATACATTCTGCGTAATCGCTCCCGTACCTGTAAAATTTAAACTATAAGTCGCTGTGTCCTCTGTCGGCGCTGTAACCGAAAAAGAATCTAAGAATACACTTCCTTCGTAGTATGTGTCTCCTGTAGTTCCACCTGTGTTTCCAAATCTAATTGTCAAAGCTACTCTGTTTGTTATGATGTTTGTCAAAAGTAAATCGTCTGCTCCGTTTGTTAGTGCCGATCCACTTGCGTCTGTCCATGCATAAGCTCCATCTAAAGAAACCGTAAAATCTCTAAGTCCTTCTAAAACTTCTTTGTATCCATTGGATTCCTTATTCGTAATTTCTCTAACACTATGATTTACATTTATAGTGCCGTTTTGTGCGAAAGCTACTAAAATGTTAGTAGTACTATCGTACACTTTAATGTCTGTTCCATTTAAAATTGCCATTGTTTTCTAATTTTTATTATTAATAATTTCTGTTTCTATTTCTACCTTCTTTTTCTTTTTTTTGGTTTTTTTTGGTTTGTCGATTAGTTCATTTTCTATCAAATATTCTAATTCTTTTTCAATAGTTATAATGACATAAACTCCTGCTTTAATAGTTTTTCCGTGTCTTTTACTATCCCAATCTTTTAATAATTTATATCTCATTTTTTTTAATTTTAGTTATTCTATTTGTCTTATTTCTCTGACCTCAAATTCTAATCGTTGTCTAAATATACCTCTACCACCACTTTGTGGTTCAAATTCATCTGTTATGTTTTGAAATGAAATACTTTGTAATTTGACTCCGTTGTATGTTGTAGATGGGTATGTCGGTGCTCTATCTAATACTCCTCTGACTGCGTTTGAAATTAAACATGTATTGCTGTATTCTGTTGAGTATACAAAAATATCTACTCGGTATGTATCTAAATTACTGACTCCGTCTTTAGTGTCTGTTGGGTCATCTTGCGTAACTTCGTAAACCACAAATGGGAATCGTGTAGTTTCCTTAGCTACCAGTGGGTGTATTGATGCTTCATAAGTTCCTACTACCGATGATTGTTGTAAAATTTGATATATTGCTTTTCCTACATCCATTATCTACCTAATATTCCATATTGTTCTGTTCTCTTTGCCCATCTTTTTGCTTCCTTTTCAAATATTTTGACTGCGTCTCTCATTGAGTTTGCTAAAACTGTAGATTTTTGTTCGTTGAAAGCTGGTTCCATATACTTTTTTCCTGCGTATCTATTGGCTCTACCGAAGTGTTTTACTTCGTTTCCGTATTCTACAAAGTTTCCGTACCATCCACCCTTTTCATTTTTAAATCTACCTTTCACTCGTGGTCCTACATATCCACCTAACCATTCTTTTTTTCTTATTCTCGTTGTAAAATATCCTATACTTTTTTTCAAAGTTGCTGGCTGTATAGTCATTTCTCCTTTTGTCGCAAACTCAAATTTATGTGGTTCACTACTCACTGGTACTTTTCTTTGAGCGGCTTCTATAAAAGGTTTTACATTTAGTCTCCAAAACTTTTGCCATGTATTTGTTTTGTTGACTCCTTTTGCCAGTCCATCGAATAGTTCCACTATGGATTGTTGGTTTGCTATTTGTACTCTTACACTATTTTCACTCATTAGTTCCCTGATATATTGTCTTTTTGAGTTGTTTGTATTTCGTAATATCTGTCTCTCATTTCGATTGGTTCTATACTATCAATTTCGTATATCAAATTGTTATACATAATTCTATAATTTGCAGCTCCGAATCCTGTTATTTCTGGGTCTCTTATTGTCCAGAAAACATTTTGTGTTGCTACATTTTCGTTGGATTCATTTGTAAATTTTCCACTTTTTGTAAATTTTTTTGCCCATACAAGTACGCTGTCTTCCCATGAAAATGTGTATCCACCCCAATCGTCTATTTGTGCCGATCGAACTTGTATTCTTATTCTTCTGTCTAATTCTCCTATTGTTACCATACTTGTATTTTGTATTGGTCTAACAAGTATTGTGCTGATTTAGGTACTTCCGTTGCTATTCTACCTACTACGACCTCTTGTCTGTTTTCGTAAAAGTTTCCTATTATTAATAAACAAGCTTGTTTTATCGCTTGTGGTGTGCTCGATGCGTCAGCTCCATATCCTATAGTGTATGTCAAAGTTATCGCTCCTTTTCTACCTGATAAGTCAGGGTATGATTTATCTGGTAATGCAAAAAATCTTGGCGGTTGTGCAGTTCCATCTATAGTATAATTTGAAGGGTCCCATGTTTGTAGTACATCGTCTTTGTCGTAGTATTGTACTGATGTCATACTTGCAAAAGGTGATCCGAACAAAACTTTTGTTTCTTCCCATGTGTCACATTTCATTGACAAAACATGATTTATAAAAAATCTGTTTGTATAGTTTTGTGCAGCTTGTGTTGCTACCAAACATAAATTTGTTATTAAATCGTTTTCTGCCGTGTTGTCTACTCTTAAATGTAGTTTTGCTTCTGTTAAGGAAACGACTGGTCCGTTGTCTGTCGGAAATGTTTTTACTATATAACTTTTCATTTGATTTGGTTAAAAAAAAGGGGTAGGCATTCCCACCCCTTTCTATTTTAATTAATTATTATGCTTCTATAAGTGAAGATAGAACCGATGCGTTTTGTACACATTTTCCATCTACTAAAGAAGTTACAATCATTCTTGGTTCACCTGTAGCTGCGTTGCTGTATGGGTCATATAAAAAGTCCAAACCACCAAATTGTGCTATGTGTACTTTCGAAAAATCTCCAAATAATACATGGTCTTTAGAAGCTGTACCTCCGTTTCCAACATTAGAACTGAAGAATGTAAAGTATCCGTTTGTTCTTCTGTCGTTAGGGTCGTATGCTGCACTTACACCAGAAACTAAATCCGCTGCTTTTATCGCTGAGTAAGCTTCTGCGTCTACTAAGTAAGCAAATCTACCACCTTCTAATGATACATTGTTTCCTAAAACATCAGTTTCTAAAGCTATCGCTGTCGCTCCACTGAACGCTGCTGTTGAACCAGCTGATGCGTCAGTAAATATCGATGCTGGTCCGTTTGTTACATCAGAACCTGCAGTTAATAATGCGCTTTCTAAAGTTGCGTTAATCGAAGCTGCCATGTTTCTTCTTAGTGCTGCTTCTAAACTTGCGTTTTGTACTAATGCTTCATTTGAAACATTTACCACAGAAATAATTTTCTTTGGGTCTAATGTTACACTTGATGCTGTACCTGTCGGTGTTAAAGCCGATCCACCAGATTCTGGTTGGAATCCTGAGTTTATACCACTTAGTACAGGAAACTTAATATTTTCTACTCCCGTGTAGTAGTTTGCTCCTGCTGATGCTAAAACTGAGTTTGCAATAAGTTGGTCAGTGAAAGATTCTGTTCTTGATGAATCTACTGCTGCGTGCTCTACCGCTGTTCTCGATTCTAAAACAATTTTTGGAACCGCTAGACCTTTGTAAGTTTGTCCCGTGTATCTCGCTTTTGAACGAGCTTCTTGGTCCATTTCTTTAGTCAATCCAGAAAGTTCACCAGTGTAAGCTTGTCTCATTGCTTCTTGGAAAGAATAATTTCTAACATCTTTATCCTCTTTTACTGGAGTTGTAGTTCCACCAGAAACCATTGCTGCGTCTCTTAGTTGTTTTTCAATTTTTTCTGCTCTTTTAATTTTTGCATCCATATCATCGATGTTTGATAATATTGAATCCATTTCATTGTTTTCGTCCTGCGTTAAGTCTCTTTCTTCATTTTCAGCAGTTATTTTCATAACTTCTAATTTTGAAATTAGGTCTGAACGCATTTCTTTAAGTTCTAAACTATTTTTCATCTGTTTTTAATTTAATTTGATTAATATTTATTTTCTTTTAGCTAATTCTATTTTCAGTTTTGCGAGTGACCTCTTTACTAAAAATGTTTCTTCTTTCTTCATTTCGATTTTGTCTTTGTATGCAGCGTGTCCTCTTTTCGCTACTAATAATTCTGATTCCGCAAGTTGGTAAGCTGGGTAAGTCACAGAACTAATGTCATATAATCTGTCAATTTCTGTAATCGTTCTAACATCTCTACCTTCGTCATCGGTTGACCACTCATCCGCTCCAACCGTAAAAGCGAAACTACTTTGTGTGATGTTTCCGTTTCTTAAATTTTCTGCTAAATCTTTTCCGTATGTAGTGTTTGGTATTGGAAATTCATATCTTAGTCCTTTTTGGTCTGCAGTCAAAGTTAAGGTTCCTGCTGTGCTTCGTGCAAGAACGAGATTCGGGTCGTGATTTATTAACGCTCGAACATCTGATTTTGCTATTAATTCTGGTGTAAAAGCTCCTTCTTGTATGTATTCATAAAATCCACCTAAATCCTCACTTCGTGTATTGTATAAACTTGCGTGACCGACCACTCTCAAGTTTTTGTCTTCAGATTCTTCTATTCTACTTTCTATATTAAATACTCTTTTTTCCATAGTTATATTATTGTTTGTTTTGTCCCACACTTTCTCCGATCGTTCATTTTTTTTGTCTTCGTCATCGTAGTAATTTTCAGTAATGATTTCTTCTGGTCCGTCAATAATTTCTTCTGGTTCGTTTTCCATGTCTATATCTATACCTTCCCACTCTTGACTTTTACCATATATTATTGTTATGGTTTCATCATCCTCTATTACTTTTTTTATGTGTCTTTTGTCTAAGTCGTTTTTTTCCATCTCATTATTTATTTGATTTCTTTTTTTTGTACTCCATGACTGACCTGCGTCTCCACCCCAAAGTGCCCATGCTATTCTACCAGCTGATGGGTATCCGTCTTCTCCAGAATCAAAACCTTCAGCTTGTTTATCTACTTCGTGTCTTGCAAAGTATGCGTACATTTTTTTTATTCTCGGTATAGTTAGTTCGTTGTTTATTATCATTCTCGCTGTTCTAACTCCTACTTCCGTTCCACCTCTACCGAACTCTTTTCTCCATTCTAATCCTTTTTTTGCTTCTTCTATCATTCCTTGCGTTGGAGTCAAGTCGATGTCTTTTAAATCTCTATAGTAGTTTTCGTTGTCATCGTTTGCGTCCTGTTCTGTCTCATAAATACAAGACCCATTTTCACCCCACTTCCATTTTCCGTTGTCACACTTAATTGCTGGCATCTGTACCTATTTTTTCCAGTGTTGTCATATTCATTTGTGTGATGTGTTTGTCTCCACTTTCTACTCTGTTTAGTTCTTCTTTTGCTCTGACTTCGTTTACACTCATCACCCCTGAGTTTATCATCTTATTATAAAACTCTGCTCTATCTTTTATGTTTCCTCTTAGTAATCCGTTTACATTAAATTTTACATATTTTTTACCGACCTCTGTTTTTCTAAATAGTTTTATGTTCATTTCTAATTCTATTCTTTGTAGGTATGGCATCAGTGTATAGGAAACAAATTCTTGTGACTGCATTTCTATATTGTTGAAACTTGATTTTGAAAGGTCTTTTAATAAATGTGGTGGCAAATTAAAAATTCTACAAACTTCTTCAATTGAAAATTGTCTGGAATTTAGCCATTGTGCTTGATCTGGTGAAATTTGTATCGGTTTATATTTTAGTCCTTCTTCTAATACCGCTGTTTGGTTTGCACCTTTTAGTTTTGAATAGTTGTCATTAAAACTTACTCTTAGTCGTTCTATCGCTTCTGTACTTAAACTACGATCTGATTCTAATACACCTGAAAGTTTTGCTCCGTTTTCAAAAAATGATTTTCCATATTTTTCTAAATCCAGTCCCCATGCTATTGCTCTTTTACATTGTTCGATAGGAGAAAGACCAGTGTACCCGTCTTCATCTGTTATTAGTTTGAAATGCAATACATCTTCACTATCCATAGTCATATTAACCTGTTCGTTGTGATAAAATAATCGGTTATCTTTTAGTATTGTATTCATGTTTGCGTACTTCAATGGTAGTAATTCCACTGGTCTTCCATTCCTATTCCTAACTATTTGGACATAGCTATTCCCGTCCAATAGTAAATCCGTCATTATTTTTTCCAAAAAAGTTACTTTATTTTGGTATGTGTTTGGTCTGTATTTTAATAAGTAGCAAACAGGGTCTTCAGTTAGTTCGGTTTTGTCTCCGTTTTTTTCTTTTTTATAAACTGAAAGTGGTAGACAAGATATAGATTCTGACAATAATCTTATCGCTGCCCAGACCGCAGTGAAAGTTAGTGCGTTATCTTGACTATAATTTTGTGTTTGATTTAGTGTAGTAAAGTAATTTACATGTCTTTTTTCTTCTTTTTGCGGACGAAAAAAGTTAGCAATATTGTCGATTATTCCCACTTGAAAGATTTTTAATTAAAAATATTTGCAATTATAATCGATGAAAAACGAAAATTTGTGCAACTTTGTATCTTTTTGTCAAATCGTTTTTTAGGGGTCAAAGCTTCGATTTCCCGTGTTTAGTGTTGTCTCGCTTATCATTTGTTTACTTTTCTGAGATAATTGCACAAACGGAAATCACTCGGTTAGAAAAAACCCAAAAAAAACTTTAATATTTTTTGTATATTATTTGTTAGTTTTTATTTTTTTTAGTAAGCCTGTCTCTACAAATTCTAAAACTATTATAATCTGAGTATCTTCGTTGTCCGAAATACCCTTCATATTCCTTTTCTAATTCTTCATAAGCAGCTTTGTAGGTTTTGTGGTTTTTTGTTTTTTCCCAAAATTTTCTTACGAAACCATCAGCTCGTAGTAATATTAAAATGTTTTTTTCTATCATATTATTAGTAGTCCTCTTTGATTGTAAACGCTATCTATGTCTTCTTGTGTCATAAAATTTCCAAGACCCATTATTGTAGCTATGACTCCGTCAATTTTTTCTTTGGATTTATTTCGTGCACATTTTATGTTTCCAGCTGGGTCTTCCATTATTGAAACATTATTCATCATCCAAGTCATGACTGGGTTTCCATCGTGTATTATTTGTTGTCCTAAAATTAGTTTTTCAAATTCTTTAGTCGGTGCAGACATACTTCTATACCCCTGACCGAATCCATCCATTTCAAATCCTTCGTCTTGTAGTGATAAAACTAACTGGGTTGCATTCCAACGATCGTACGAAATGCTTTGTATATTATATTTTTCTCCTAAATCCATTATTGTTTTTTTTATGTATTCGTAATCACAGACATCTCCGTTTGTCCCATCTATGTATCCCTGCCGTATCCATGTCGGATAATCTATTTTATCTTTTTCGTATCTTTTATATGCGTTGTCTTCTGGTATAAAAAACTTCGGTAGTATTATAAATTTTTCGTCTTTTTTAAATACTAATACGAATGCCGATATGTCTCTTGTACTTGCTAAGTCTAATCCACCCCAACATTTCATACCTTTTAGTTCGTCATAGTTTATTTTTTCTTTACATAATAACCATTCTTTGTGTCCGATCCATGCTACATCTGAGTCGGTCCACTGATTCAAATGTAATCTACGGAAAGTGTTTAGGTATGTCGGTGTGTCTGTTGCTCTTTGACTTTCTCGTTCCATGTATTCTTTTTTCAAACTGACTCCATAGTTTGGGTTACTTTGTTTCCATGTTTCTTCGTCTTGTATGTCTGCGTCTGGGTCTGATTCATATATTACAGGGTAGAAAGAATCGTCTTCTATTATTTGGTCCCTCACATCTTTTGCGTATTGATATATTTCATAACATATTGTTTGTTTGTCGTATCCACTTGTCGTTATTGCTATGGTCATTGGTTGTCTTCTACTACCTGTACTTGTCAATAATGTATCCCAAAGTTCTCTGGATTTTTGTGCGTGTAGTTCGTCAAATAAAATTCCGTTCGCATTATATCCGTGTTTAGTGTTAGCGTCAGAACTTATTGCTTGATAAAAATTTCCTTTTGATTCGTTTGTTATTGAGTTTCTAAATATTTTTGCTCTTTTTGAAAGTTCTGGATTGTTTAGAATCATCTGTTTTGATATCTCGTGCATGATTCCTGCTTGTTGTCTGTCTGCCGCTGCCGAGTATATTTCCGACCCTCTTTCAGAGTCTGCGAATAATAAATATAATCCTATTGCTGCGGTGAGTGTCGATTTGCCGTTTTTTCGTGGTACGGATATAAAAACTACTCTATATTTTCTTAGGTCTGTTTTTTTATTTTTCCATCCAAAAATATCTTGTACTATTTTTTTCTGCCATGGTTCAAGTATCAATGGTTTACCTGCGAGTTCTCCTTTTGTGTGTGTTATAAAAGTTTCTATAAAACCCACTGCTTTGTCTGCGTCTTTTTTGTCGTAGTAATATTTAGTCAAAATAATTATTTATTTGTGTGTTATTATTTACTTGTGGCGCTGATATACTTGTTCTTGCTGTCGGTGTCAATCCAAATTGTGTTGCTATTTTCATTGCTGCACTCAGTGCGTCTTTTGCTATTTTCTGATGTGGTACTGCTTGTGCGTGTTTTAGGGTTCCATCTGCATTTGTAAATGCTTGTATCCTTCCTTTTTTTCTTAGTAGTTGTTCTGTCTCAATGTATAGACTCATTTCGTTTGCGTATGCTTCTATCAATCTTATGTCTATTTGATGTAACATTTGTAGGTTAAATAATTGTTCGGTGACTTTTACAAATTCCTGTTTTCCTATTTCTGATAACCATTCTGGTGGGTCTGGTATTTCTTCGTACAACGATGGTGTCATTTCGTTTTCCACTTGTCTGTAAGGGTATTTGGTCCCTTGCATTTCTTTTATTTTTGTTGGTATTTTTTTTCTTCCTTTTGACATTTTTTATTATCTTTGTAGTTCGATAGTTCTTTTTTATTTAGAGTGTTTGATAAGGCACTCGATTAAGGGTCGTGTCCACTACGACCTTTTTTTTTATGCTAATTTTTCTGCTTTGTTACCTGTGTATTGTTCGTATCTTTCTATTATCAAACTTGCGTATTTTGGATCGAGTTCCATTCCGTAACATTTACGATCTACTTTCTCTGCCGCTATTAGTGTACTTCCTGACCCTAAAAATAAATCCATAACTATTTCTTGTCTTTCTGTATTGTTTATTAGTCCCTTCAAACATAGGTCCACTGGTTTTTGTGTCGGGTGTATGTATGTTTGTACGCTGTCTCTTTTGATTTCCCAAACCGTAGTTTCGTCTGTCATTGCTGTTATCATTTGTATCAGTTCGTCTTTTTTAAATCTTTTTAAATCTTGATTTTCATATCTGAGAATTGTTTTGTGTTTTCTGTCTCCGAACCAATTATTTTTTTTCCCTTTTTTGTTTACATAAAAACATGTTTCGTGTGCGTACTGATAATCCGCTCCACTTAAACTCATTCCTTTATTCCATATTAGTTGTTCTTTGACTTGAAATCCTGTGTCTATTAACGCTTGTTCGAAAATCATTTGTGTGTAAAAACTATGCCATATATAGACCGCTGGGTTTTCTTTTGAGTGTTTGTAAAGTTGTTCGAACGAATCTCGTAGTAATTTATATAACGCTTCACCTCTTAGGTTGTCTCCGTGTATCATTTCCCATCTTTTATCTTCTGCCGTTCCACCCGCTCCTGTATAACTTATTCCGTATGGTGGGTCTGTGAAAATCAAACTTGCTTTTTCTCCGTTCATTAGTTTTTCAACATCTTTACTTTTTGTGGAATCTCCACACATTAATCTGTGGTTTCCGAGTTGCCAAACTTGTCCGTACTTTACTCTTGCTTCTACCTTTTCTGGTATCTCATCGTCTCCTATTTTTCCATCTGTTATTTTTTCATCTTGTATGAATAATTCGTCTGGTGTGAAACCCCATTCTATCAGTTCGTCATATTGAAAGTATTCTTTTAATAAATCCTCGTCAAAACTTCCTGTGTTTTTATTCAATCTAACATTTAATTCCTTTTCGTCTTCGATCGTTAAATTTAATTCTACACATTCTACATTTTCGTTTCCAAGTTTTTCCCAAACTTTCACTCGTTGATGTCCACCGATAATTATATTTTTTCTGTCTTTGTTTATGTTTACGATGACTGGGTCTATCAATCCGTACTTTTTTAGTGATTCAGTCAGGTCGTGTTCTTGTATTTTTGAGAGTTTTCGTGGGTTATACTCAGCTGGAATTAGGTCTTTTATTTT